GGAGGATGAGGAATTAAAAAAATCAGCATGAACTTTCAACTTTTTGTGTCCAAAGTATTGACATAGGTCCACATTGCCTCCGCAAGTGCGTCAATAATGGTGGTTATTAACTGTGGCAAAGCTTCTATAAGTACAGGAAGGGCCTTGACAATGCCATCTGCCAATCCTGTTACAAGCTGTAATGCTGCATCTACCAACAATGGAATATTTTCCACCAAAGTTTCCGCAAAAAGAACCACTGCTTCCACAACGCTTGGGATAAGTTCCGGCAGCGACTGGCTTAATGCCTGTGCCATTGCCGCTATCCCTTCCGCAACCTTCGGCAAAATCTTCGGGATAATTTCTCCTAAACTTTTAACAAAAGATTCAAGCAGTCGAATCCCCAAAACAGAAAAGTCCAGGGCAATGTCTGTAATTCCGTTTACAGCCTCAACCAAAAGCCGTGAAAGCCCATCCATGATAACCGGCACATTTTCCAGCAACCCAGTCGTCAAAGAATGAACAAGCCGCACCGCAAGCTCTACCATATGGGGCGCCATTTCGGCAGCACGGCTTACCAAATCACCAAGGACAGTGCCAAGGGCGTCAATTAGGCCGTCTACGCCGCCATCTGTCATGCCTTGGGCCAACATGCCAATATAATCATTTCCAAGGCTTGCCGCCTCTTTTAACGGCTCTTGCAGTCCTTCGTATATCTGGATGCCCAAACCTTCCAGTGCGGATTTTATCAAAGTGATTTTTCCCTGCAGGTTGTCGCTCATGGTTTCGGCCATAGCTGCGGCGGCACCGTCACAGTCGGAAATATAGCCGCTTAATTCGTCAAAACGCTCTCCGCTGTTTGCCAAAAGGGCATTAACGCCTTTTAAGTCAGCAGAATTAAATATGGTACTTAAAACCTTTGTCTGCTCTCCCTCTGTCATGGTGGAGAGTATGCCGTTTAAATCGTTAAAGGTCTCGTTTAAAGGGCGCATCTTCCCTTCGGAATCAAAAACTTCCAGCCCAAGGGATTTCATTTTTTTGGCCGCCACATCCGTAGGAGCGGAAAGGGCAAGGATAACGTTTCTAAGCAGCGTTCCTCCCTCTGCTCCCTTCACGCCATTATCTGCCAGAATGCCAAGGCACGTGTTCATCTCATCCACGCCGCCGGAAAGGCTTTTGGCAGTGCCCCCGACTGTAAGGATTGCCTGGCCCAACTGCTCTACACTGGTATTGCTTTTCTGGGAAGTCTTGGCCATTTTATCTACAAAGCTTTCCACCGTCCCGGCTTTATCTCCTAGGGCGCTCATGCTGTCCGTAACCATGTCAGAGGCAACGGATAACTCCATCCCCCCTGCCGCTGCCAAATTTAACACAGTAGGCATAGTTGCAATAGCCTCATCCGCCGTATATCCGGCAAGAGCCATATAGTTTAACGCCTCTGCCGCCTGGGATGCGGAAAACATAGTGTTTGCCCCGGCATCTTTGGCGGCTGCCTTAAGCTTTTCAAAATCCTTGCTGCCGTTTGCAATCTCCTGGGTGGTAATGCCCATGGTAGCCGCCACCTGGGACATGCTGGCTTCAAAGTTACTGCCTACTGCGATTGCCGCACCCACCCCGGTAGTGATTGCGCCTGCCCCGGCTGTAATTGCCGCCGCTGATGCCTTTACAATCGTGCCGGACGCATGAGCAATTCCTTTATATGCCCTTTCCCAAACAGACTGAGATTCTTTAGAATTCTTCTCATGGGATTTCCGTGTCTGATCAGAATCTTTCTGGCTCTTTTTGGAAGTCTCGTCTGAATCCTTCTGTGTCTTTTTTGAAGTTTCATCCGAATCCTTTTGTGTTTTCCTAGAGGTTTCTTTTGATTTTTTGGACACCTTGTCGGCATCTTTTTCTATTTTCTTTGAAGTTTTCTCCGAATCTTTCGCTACTTTATCGGTATCTTTTGCCGCCTGTTTTGAAACCTTTTCTGATTCCTTGACTGTATTTCGTGATGCTTTCGCCGCATCTGCCTCTACCTTAGCAGATGCTTTTCCGGCCTCCTGGGTTATTTTCCCAGTTTCCCCTTTTACCTTTGTAGTGGTTTTTGACGCTTCCTGGGATACTCCCTGGGATGCTTTCTCTGCGGATTTTTTTATCTTATCCGTCTCTTTGTTGATTTCAGATGCGCCCTTTTTCAAGGGAGCAGTATCCAGTTTTGTATCAAAAATTAGGCTTCCGTCTGCCATGAGCCGCACCAACTTTCTTTTTGGCTCTGGCTCACGGCTCCGGCTCCTATTTACTCAAAAAAATGATTAAAGCGTTCCTCCTCTAAAAGTTCCTCCTCCGTAGGTTCTGCAGGAGGAAGCCACGCCTCTTTTAACTTCCTGTACTGCGCTGCCACATCTTTTACATTCTCCCCGGTGTATGCCCGGTAAGACATGATGCTGCCCAGCTTTGTATTATCGGTAATCCCGTACATAAGGGCTAAAAATTTATGCCAGTGCAGTTCTTTATCTATCAGGTCAATCCCATACTGCTGTAAAAATGCAGCATAAATATAATCCCCGTCAATGTCATAAAAAATAAGCTGTTCCCCGGCTCCGCTGTCACTGTGAGGGACAGCTTGGGGTGGAAATGCAAAATCCATTATCCCCCTGTAATCTTCCGGGCAGGTAAAACACGGGATAAAATTGCAAAAAAGATACCGGATATCAAGCGTCCCATGCATCCCGGACTTTGCCCACTCCTGGTATTCCATGGCAAAACGCATCCATATCCTGTAGTCTGTTTTAACAGAAAAGGGCTCACCGCCTACCATAACGGTATTTGGTAAGCCCTTTTCCGTCAAAATCAGCATTAAAACGCCCCACGCATTACATTGCGCTGTTTATTTCCCTGCTTTTTAAGCATCTTGTCAAGCTCCTGGATATTTCCTGCGTTTTTAAAAAACTCCATCATAAAGTCTCTGTCCTCTTGGGATAAAGATGCTAATTTATCTTCCCTTTCAAGCTCTGCAACGTCTTTTTCATATGCCCGGAGGATGCGGACATATGAAATGGTGATAAGGTTTAAATCAATATCCTCCATTTCCTCTGCACCAAAGACTTCTAATGCCGCATCTTTCCCTATCAGTTCTTTAATAAACTCATGCTTATTAATAAATCTGTTAAAATCGTCCGCTTTTTCGTTTAAATCGTCTGTCGAAAGCCTGTTAATCTTGCTTCTGACCTTGTTTGTATACGGCGGCAGAGTGTACATTCCGCCATTCAGTTCTACACAATATTCCATAAACTATACCTCACTTTCTCCCTGCTCTGTTTGATACTCATTTTCAGGTGTTGTGTCCTGGTTATCCTCTAATCCCTGCTCTGTTTCGTCCGTTCCGGTATTTGTCTCTTCTGTTCCGGGATTTTCTCCTTCCGTCCCGGTTCCTGTTGTGCCTCCCTGCTCCGTCCCGGAGTTATCCCCGGTTCCAGGAGGTACAATATCTCCCGGATTTGGCGTTACTGTGCCGCTTCCAGGTTCCGGGGCTTTTACCGGGGGCTTCCATTTATCCGCTGGGGTAAAAGCGGGGCTGCCCTCCTCATTTACCGTTGCAATGCCTTTTGTAATCCCTCCGCCAAAAAGCACCTTAAAATTAAGCTTCTTTTCCGTTGCATTCATGTCCTGAACGGAAATAATAGAATTGGTAAGCCATGCACGGTATCCCACAACCTCTGCCGATTCATCCCCTACTGGTATGTCATTCCCCTGGGCATCTACCGGGCGGTGCATAAAGACAATCATGCAGTCGGTATGGGCGTCAGAACCTGTACGGAGTTCATACATGTATTTCCACATCATTTCGTAATCCTCTTCCCCGGCATACATGACCAAATCCTGGTCAATGGACGGTTTGTAATCCGTAAGCTCCGTGGACGGGGATTCGTCTGCTATGTAGTCCGTTTCCTCTTCCACGGGGTTCATGGAAAGCGTCAGGGACGTGGATTTTTTCATCCGGATAAATTCTGACAATTCATTTTGTAAAAACAGCCCGATTTTATGCTTTCTTACAAGCTGGGTTTTCTTTTTTGCTGTTACTGCATCCATGTTTTAATTCCTCTCTTTCACATACCGCATCACGATACTGATTTGATAAATTGCATTATCCTCTTCCTGGGATGTAATTGCCCCGTAATTGGATAACGCAATCTCTTCACACATATAGTTTCCTGCCTGGGACAAGTCCGGGAAATCCTCACCTGCATCCCTCTCCTCTATCCAATCCTCCAAATCCTCCATAAGTTTATGGTTGGATATCCTCTGTCCCTCTTCTATGGTTTCACCCCGGAAAAAGAACTGGTAGTATTCCGTCACCCGCTTACTGCCGTCATTAAAGGGCACAACCGTTTTATTGGGGCTTTTATATAAAGACAGTGTACCATCCGGGGTATCTATCCTATCAGTAAGAATTGTATTGGTGGAAAACCCCGGAAACTCCCCCAGCCAGTTTTTCAAACATTCTGAAACCGTCATTTTTTCACCGCCCCCTTGGCAGCTTTTAAAACCGCCTCTATGCCGCCTGCTTTTTTCATTCGCTCAAACCAATAGCTGTCTCCCTGGTCATGGTTCATGGGGATGTAATACTGTTTTCTGGCATAAGGGCCTTTGTAAAAAATAGTCCCGCTGCCAATAGTTGTATTAAGGATAGGATTATCCCTTAACGCCCCGGTATCTATCGGGGTAAAAGGCTCCATGCGTTTGATAACTTCTGTGTCAATGGCGTTTTGTACTCTTGCGTTAAGGCCAAATTTTTGGATTATCTGCTCTTCGTTTGGTAAATCCACCCTGGATAGCCTAAACTCAAACATTTCAGCCACATCTGCACACCACCTTAAAATGCTTTAATCTTGGGGTATCCGTAAAATCAGACACCCCCGCAATTATCCCGCATTTTCCATAATCTTTTTTTAAGTCAGATACATGATAATCCCCTGTAATCTCCTCTTCGCACTCCCCCGCCACAATAAAATCACTATTGTTAGAGGGATTTAAGGTAAAACAAGAAGATATATCCTCTAACTTTTCATACTGCACCGGGTCAACATACTCTTTTTCCCACACATCTACCGGAATGACGATAGTTAAAATCTGTTTCCTGACAACTGTCCCATTTGCAGATACAGTTTTATCTACACCGGAAACAACACTGACGCCATGGAGGATTGTTTTGTTCCAAACATCTTCCTTCCCAGCTTTTTTATGGTTAAAAATGGTAATGGTATTATCATTCATCAAAATGCACCTGCCATTCTTGTCCCGATACTATCATAAATCAGTTTTTTCATTGCGTTTCTGGCCGCATCCGGCGTTTGAAAAGCGTAACTTTCCGAATACCCGTTGTTTCCTGCGGAAGTAAGGGCAGAGCCGGAAAGAACAGCTTCATTCTGGTAGATAAAGTTACAAAGCTTAAATATACAGTTCTGTTTCCTGGATTCCTCAATCTTATCCTGCATAAACTTTGGTACGGTTTCCCCGAACTCAAGTTCCGCCTGGTTTAAAACCGCATCAAAGTTTTTCTTAGGGATGGGATTAGGAAAATGGGAACTGTAATATTCCCAGTCAATTATTTTAAGATTCTCCATCTCCCTGTCCTCCACCCTGTACGCCGCCTGCGGCAGATGATGTTACTGTAGACTTGTGGAGGTAAATGCCCGCACGTTTGTTCTTATATCCGTCTGCAATAGCAACCTGCCTGTAACCATACTTATAGGCATCCGCATTCTGGTTCTGTTCCGGGGAAATGATTTTATCTTTTACTCTCTTGTTAAACTGGATAACAGCGCTTTTTTCGATAATGATAAAATTGATATTGCTTGCGCCCTCCGCCATAGCGTAACCTCCGGCTTTTTCCTCGTCTTTACCGCTCAACTGCTTAATAGAGGTATACATCCTGTTTTGGGGCATCTCCACAATGCTGCTAAACTTATTAAGGACCGCCTTGGATTTGTTGGTGTCCATATCATCTAAAAGCCCCTTAAGCCCTGTCTCAATGAACAAAATACGGCTGTTTTCTGCGACTTCGTCATTATTCATTGTGGTTGTAGCGGCACGAAGGGCACTGACAACCTGTGCACCCGTAGTTAAGTCTGCTGTTTTTGCTACGCTGATATCGGGAAGAGAAGCGTACTTTGCAATTCTGAAAGCGTCAAGCTCCGGGATAACCTTGGTTCTCACAAATTCGCTGGATAATTTGCCAAATACCATACCCATAGTCTCAATGTCATCCATGACATCAACAACAAACATACGTCCACGGTCAAAGTTACATTTTACCGTCTCAAAATTAAAGTCCACGCAGCCATCCGTATAGCCAGAAGAACGGCTGTAGTCTGCAAGCCCGTCCATATCAAGCATAGGAATAATCAGCTCGTTTGCATTTGCCCCCTGTCTGGCAAGTGAGTTTTCGCCGTCCAACACTATTGTTTTGGATTCATATTTGTAGATTTCATCTAACAGGGCAATATACCGTTTAAAAAGTTCGATTGCGTTTGTAGGCATTATTTATCTCCTTTCTCTGCAGGCAGTCCCATAATGGCCCGCATCTGTGCATCATCAGCAAAAGCCGCAGAACCATTTCCCACGTTTCCGATAGGGTTTCCTGTCCCCACTTTATTAGGGGCATTTCCTCCAAAAAGCATCTTACTGTCTTCCGCCTCTGACAGCGTCTTAAGGGCGGCTGTAATGTCCTCTTTCTGATTTTTGGATGCTTTTAACGTCTCCACATCTAAAAGAGCCGTAATAGCCTTTGCATTGATTCCGTGGGCGGCCTGAATGCTCTCTTTTAAGCTGTCGTTAAAGTCCCTGTCAGCAATCTCTTTTTGGTAATTGGCATCTTTGGTTTTAATATCCTCTTCCAGGTCAGAAATCTTTTTCTGCAGCTCACTCACATCTACCCCCTTAAAACCTTCCAAATCAGATTTTAAGTTTTTAATTGTCTCTCCCTGGGTATTTGTTTTTTCCTTTTCTGCCGCCAGGTCATTTTTTGCCGTTTCAAGCTCCTTAATTACAGGGCCGTGTTCCGCATTGTGGAGTTTTAACACTCCTTTTACCTGCTCTTCATTTAATCCAAGGGCTTCTAATTCTTCGTTTTTCATTTCTGTGCTCTCCTTTTTGTATTTTTGCAAATAAAAAGAGCCAGATAACAAATTCTTGGTCAAGAATTTACTATTTGGCTCTTAGGCGCTATTGTTATATTTGTTATGATGCTCTCTTTCTTACAGTACTTACAGTACCCCGGAAAGTTAATCAATATGGTATCTTTCCTGGTCTTTAGCATCTTAGGATTGCCGCATATGGGGCAGCTGTGCCACTTTTCGTTGTTTGGCATTTTTATTCCTCCTTTGACTTATTATAATACATGTGTTCGGGTGAATCAAGACTTATTTTTTTACCTTTTATATCTAAAGGCGTTTGTTTTGCTTAAATCGCTGGTGCCTGCAATAACCCTGTGTCTGTTATCCTTTGGTCTAATATGCATGGCCTTGCTAAAATTATGGTATTCTTTTGTCTGGCTGCGTATCCTTGCCTCTAACTCTTTTGTATCCCCTCCAATGGCATTTGTGGCTTCTAATTCCCTTCTTAACGCCCTTATGTCCCGTTCCATTTTCCGCTGCTGCTGGGTGGCATCATAATACGTGTATGTCCTGCCATGGTATTTTAAAGGTTCCGGGTCTTTTGGCCAGTTGTTCGGCTGGCTTATCCCCTCAAAATAAGGATACATCCTGTGCCTGCAGTATACCCCGCAAAGCCCGTCAGCCCTGCCGTAACCGCATACGGAAAAATTAGGATACTTTTTATTTTTCCCACTCCTGGAATATATTTTTCCCTGCCACTTGGCGTGCTCCGGCCTTGCCCCCATATGGGCAGATACCTCCACCAAATCCGTCCCCATAATCTCACAGTGGTGCATCAGTATGCCCCCGGAAAGCTGGTGGCAGGAAGTACGGACACACATGCGGGCCGCTGTATCTAACTGATAGGTTTTACCGCTTTTATAATCAATGCTCCTAAGTCCGCTTGCGGCAAGCTCCTTGATGCAGTCATTTACTGCCTGGTCAAAAGAAAACGTACCAGAGGCCATCTTAAACACTGCTTTATCCAGGGATTTTATGTAGGCATCCTTTAAAAGCATCATGCCATACACGCCTTTAAATCCGGTTGTTTTGGTAAGGTTTTTTAATGTCCCCGTTGTATGCATTGCCATCTGTTCCACCAATTTTGTAAATCCGCTGTCTTTTTTTAGCTTTTCCCCTGCCTGCTCCCACATGGCCAAATCATAGTTAAAAGACATATCTCCGGCATTGGCTATAATTTCATCCCCGATTCTTTTTGCCTCCGCCTCTGCCGCCTCTATCTCTTTTTTTACATATGCTTTCCACTCCTTTGTATTTTTTGCCACCTGCTCCTGATAAGCCTTATCTGCCCGAAGCAGTTTCATCACCTCCGCCCGTATTTCATCCGAGCTTTTTCCCGTCTTAAGCATGGCCTGGGCCATAAGTTCTGCCGTCTCTGTAAACCTCCCGGTTTTTCTAACCCTTCTTGCAATGTCAGCAATTACATCACTTTCTAACTGCTGGTATAAGGCGGCTATTTCATCCCCTAATGTCTCTAATTGTTCCTCTGTCAGCATATATTAACCTAATCCTCCTGCTCTATTTCTTCCTCCTCTTCCCGGCTCTCCATAATCTTTACCGCCTCTTCCCGGTCTACATTTAACCGCTCCATGATAAAGAGTATGGTAAATTCAGGGATTTCAGAAAAGCTCATTGCATCCGTCCTTAAGCCCTCTATCCTGGTATTTTTATCCTCAATGTAGGAATCGTCATAATCGATACAAATCTCCGCATCAAGGTCAAAGGAGGTATTGTTAAAAGTATTGGAAAACCACATCATGGCTTTAATAATATGACTGATATAGTCGCTTGCTTCCTTCCGCTGCTTATTTAATTCCTGCATGGCGTCCTGCCTTTCGCCTATATACTGGGTGGCAGTCTGTATCTGGCCGTTTTCAAAAGTATATTTCTTAGAGCCAAAGCCAAAAGTCATGGAAAAGAGGGATAAACAAAGCTCCATACATTTGATTATTTCATCAATACGGATTTTGGGATTATATTCCTGGATAAGCCCCTTCTGGTCTGGAAGCCTTTCTCCCAAAAACACAAAAAGCTTTTTCATTAGAGGCGTTTTTTTCTTCGGCCTGCCGGTATCCCTGTCAAGCTCCACCATAGCCTCATTGGTAAGCACCAGTTTTTCCCCTTTTTCTAATTCCCCGTTTAAAACCATGTTGCAAAGGTCAAGTTTTTTAAGTGTGGGGATACTCCCCCATATCTTGGGATAGCCAAAGCCGTCCATGTTGTCTATATTGTTGACTTCTGCGGTACGCATAACCTCAAAGGGCTTTATATCCCCTAAGATTATCCAATAGGATTCTTTTTCTTTGTCATCCTTATCAAATACAAAAGTTTCTGCCTTATATGTCCCATCCTCCTGTAAGGTAAATACTACAAGGACTGTATTGCTTCCTTCCTTTGTGGTATCCCTGCCAGAAAAAGCGGCTTCTATCACCTCATCATTGACCACTTTAAGGGGGATATAGTTTTCCGCATAACAGTAAGACAGTTTTACCTTTCCGCCCGTCACCTTCCCATTGTCTAAATAAGCGGCATTTTCAAGTCTTGCATATGCCGCCACCGTCCCTGTAGCAGACATATGCTCTAGCTGCTTACGGTACATAACGTCAAATCGATTGTCACTTAGCATCTTTGACACCTGCTTTGTCTGGCTTTCGCTTCCCACGTGGACAGATACAATCTCGCAAAGGTTTGCATCATCCGCACATCCACGTTTGGCAAAGTTCATCCGGTCGATTTCGTATTCTTCCCCCTGGATAGTGGTTCTTTTGTGAAAATCCTCAATAACTTCGTTTTTATACCATGCATTACAAACATCTATATAGCTATAAGGCGCAGTATTGACCTGATACCCCATCTTTACTAATTTATCTCTTACACAACTTTTCATTCTTTGTTTCATCCTCCTAACGGTCCAGACTGATATAATCTACAAAGGTAAGCCAGGTATAACAAAACGCATCCCACCAGTCGTTACAGTTACCGATATTCTTATCTTCCGGCTGGTCTGGCTGTTTTTCATCCCATTTTAAGCGCCCAATAGCTTTTCTTAAGTTTGTGCAGCGCTTATTGATTTTTAGGCGGCCCATGTTAAAGAGCATGTCAACCAGTCTTGGGCGCTCTGATATTTCGTTTTTCTTACATCCAGTAATATTATTGCTAGGCAGTCCTGCCTTTCTGGCTGCACTGATTAAACTGTTTATCATAGTTGTACTGGCACTGTCCGGAAATACCCAGTCTACACAGACGTACTTTTTTATACACATACTGTAAAACTCTATAAACTTCTCACAGATTTTATCTGCATCAATATCCTTGGATAAAGGGATGCCCTTTTCCTCGGCGGCATAAAAATCATGATAGCCGCCAAAATACAGCGTGCATACAAAGGTTGTCATAGAGCCGTTGCCGCCAAAGTCCACGCCCATCACCACTTTGGACGGGGCTTTCTTTAAATTGCCCTTTTCGTCAAACAGTTCGCTGTCTTCGTAAAGGTAAGGCTCGCTATTCTCCGCAAACCTTCGGAAGATAATGCCCTCTGCCACAGCACGAAGGCCCTTAATATCCCTTTTGTACCAGACAGAATCCTTTTCGTATGTGGTTAATATCTTGCGTATCTTATCACCGGAAAGGCTCATGTTATCCACCAGGGTAAAGTGTCCGTAATTACAACCATAGCTATCATCTTTTTCCTGCTGTGCCTGGTGGAAGCTAAGGACGTCTGTATAATACCAGTGTTCTTCCTCTTTGGGGTTTAAGTCGTGAAATACCTTTCTGTCAGAACTTGACAGTGTACGGTCAAAGACTTCCTGCAAAAACTTCTTGTGGCACTCATTTGCTTCTGTCACATATGCCATACCATAGGTATTACCCTTAATCAGCTTTTCGTCCCCATCTTTACCGCCGCCGGATACTAAGACAATCTTTTCCCCGGTTTTGGTCTTTACATATACACAGTCTCTGTCCTTATATTTGCCCTCTCTGCATCTGCCCTCAAAATAGTTTAAAAGGCCGTATCCGTCACAGTCTAAGATATTTAACTTTGCAGTGGCTACAGATACCCCGGCAATCAGGTGTATTTTATTCTTGTGAGTTTCTAAAAGAGAGCAAAAGGCCAGGGTCTGTAATACGTTTTTTCCGCCCCTTTTTCCTCCCTCGGCCACATGAAACCAGTTGGAAGGAGAAAAACACCGGAAGAAATACTTCTGCTGTCTTTTGCTTAGTGGTGCCGGAAAATTCATTGTATTGTCTCCCTACTCAAAGTCCTCTATATCCCGGTTTTCTGCCGGATGCATAATAATATCTGATATCGTCTGCATATCTTTAAACACGGCATCCCCTGTAGTATCATCCACCTTTGCCCGCATGCGGTCATATTCTGCCTTATACTTATCATCTGGGTGTATCAAGAAATACTTAGACAGCCAATCAATAGCCTTCTGTCTATCCTCTAGCTTTACACTGATACCGTCCCGGCCCTGCTTTACCTCACGGATTAGCTGCGTATCCACATTGGAGGATTCGTTGAGTTTTACTGTGTTTGCATCTATCATAAGAACATCTGTTTGTCCTGTTTCTTTATTTTTTACCTTTACAGGGCCCTTGTCTCCCATGACCGGAACTTTTTCCCGGCCAAAAGAGAGGTAATCCCCTATATCTGCACAGGCAATGCGCATCTGTAATTCCACGATATCATGTTCTGACATCATGATTTGTTGGCGTTTAAATTCCTTAAGGCGTTCGATTTCGGCCTTTACGTTGTCTTTTGTAAGCAAACGTGACGCACTGGTTATAGCTGATTTATAACTGCATCCATATGCTTTTTGATAGCTTTGCGCCGCATTAAATGTTTTTGCATAATAAAGACAAAATATCTGTTGTTCTGGGGTTAATGCATCATTTTTTAAAGTTTCTTTTGTGCCCAAATCCTCTGATTCCAGGTTTTGTGTGCACACTTTTTTATTCTTGGGTGCGCCCCCTGACCTGTCCCATTCATAACGCTTTTTCCAGCTTTTTACAGTATTGATGGTAGTATTGTATTTTTCAGCAATTTCCCGGTATTTCATGCCAAGCATATAGTCCCGTTCTGCTTTTTCGTGCTTATCCATGTCCCCGCCCTCCCGAAAAACAAAAGAGCCAGGTACTAAAAACAAAATATTTGTTCTTGAGTATCTGGCTCTTAGGCTCTGTTAATCTAATTGCTATTATATCGGCAAACTTCTGTTTGGTCAATTTTTCTTTCCCCTTTCCGCCTCTCCAATTTGTCATATCTATATATTGTGTCAAATTCAACTTTTTTCCGTATTATATAGAAGGAACACTTTTTTTATTTTCCAACTTTACAAGTACTTCGTTATGTCAAATTCGTTGAAAAAAAACAAAAATCACTGTCTCTTAAAGGACAGTTTTAACATTTTTTCATCTTTGATATCCTGGTTAATCCCGATATACCGGAAGGTGATGGATATGTCGGAATGGTTGAATATTTCCTTTAACGTGGCTATGTCTTTGGTCTGCTGGTAAAAGTGATATCCAAAGGTTTTTCTTAAGGTGTGGGTGCCTATCCGCTCCACCCCGAACTTGCCTGCGGCATCATTTAAAATCTTATATGCCTGCTGTCTGGTGATGGGCTTAGCTCCCCCCTCCATTCTGGAGGGGAAAAGGTAATCATAATCCGCCTTGTGTTTTATGTAGCGGTTTAGGATGGGCTTAAGCTCCTGGTTTATAGGGAAAGCCTTCTCCTTCCCGGTTTTCTGCTCCCGGATGGTCACATGGCTCTTATCCCTTACATCCCGCACCTGCAGTTTTAAAATGTCGGATATCCTTAGCCCCACATAGATGCCAAATAAAAACATAATGCGGTTTCGTTCGTTCTGTTCTCCCAGATAATCGGCAATGTCCCAGATTTTGCCGATATCCCGGATTGGTTCCACGGTGTTCAAGTATACATTCCCCCTTTATTCTTTTACGGCCTTAATGCCCTGTACCAGCTTCCCCATGTTGTCCCTTGCAATAATATCCCTGACGCTCTCCTCCGGGAAGGGGATTTGAAATGTCCGCTCCTTAATCCGGTTGGTAATGCGCTCATCAAATTTCAGGGCGCTAAGGGGGATGTTGCTGGTAAAGACTGTGGGCTTTTTGTCTATGTACCTGGTGTTGATTATCTGGTAGAACTTTTCGTTTATCCAGGGCTTTTCCTGCTGTTCGGTGCCAAAATCATCCACCACAAGGACAGGGGCCGAAGTGAGGAAAGACAAAAGGCTGCTCTCGCTTTGCCCGGCCTGCCTGTCCCAGCTTGCCTTGATTTCGTCTAATATTTGCAGGGAGGTTGCAAACTTTACCCGGATGCCCGTTTTATGCACCAGTTCATTGGCAACCCCCGCCGCCATCCTGGTTTTGCCGCTGCCCTTTGTGGAAGAGTAAAAATAAAGCCCCATGCCGTTTTTTTTCATGTCGGCAAACTCGCTAAACCAGTACTTTACGGCATTTACCGCTGTGGCGGCTTTTCCCCGGCTCTCCGGCTTTGCATAAATGTCCGTGGAAAAGTCCGAAAGGCGCAGATTTTTAAAGCTTTCCGGGATATCTGCAAAAGAAATCCTGCCCCTTAGAATCTGCCGCTCCCTCAAACCGCACTTACACACCCGGCACGTCCCCTGGCTTCCGTCCGGCACAAACTCCCAGCCCGTGTTATTGCAGACAGGGCAGAAATCAGGATTATCCGGAGAGCATTTGTTCAAACTCTGCGGTGTATGTGTCTTTTGCATTCTGCAAAGCATTTCCTCCAGTGCGTCCATTGCTGCCACCTCCGTTTCTGTTATCGTAATTGCCTTCCAGTATTCTGGGAAAAATATTAGGACGTACAAACCAATCAAAAGTGGCCGTCCAGCCGTCCCTGCTGGTTATTCCTTGCAAAAAATCGCTGTTTTTTATCCTGTCAATAGCAGCGAGAACGTCTTGCACACTGTATTGGTTTATCCTTGCCACAAGCTGCCCGTACCGCTTAGATTCACGGCCTATACGTGATACGGGCGCAATGCCGTATGCGCAAAGCTCATTCCACTTTTCCAAAATAACTTGAATGTCAGCCTGGGCAATATCTTTACACCCACTTGATGGAGACACGGATTTTTTCTTAACGCCTTTAGGCGTTTCTTTTTTTTCATTTGCATTATCATTATCATTTACATTAACATTATCATTAGGGGTTTTTTCTGTTTCTTCTAAAATAACCCCTTTGGGGTTTTCTGGTTTTTTCCCTTCTATCCCCTCTGGGGTTTCTTTACTTTCTTCCAGAATATCCCATTCCGGTTTTTTCGGCCTGCCTCCCTTTTTTCCGTGTTCAGCGCCTTTTTTCCCGTTTTCGTACCGCTTATTATTGGCATCTATCTGCACTTTAATCATGGCAAATATGCCCGCACAAAGACCGCTTAATTCCGGCTCTGCGCCGTAAAAGGCGTACTGAAATACGGCATCATAAAGGGCATACCCGTCCTCTTCCGGAAGTTCTTTGATGCAGTCGTAAAATGTTTTATAAAATATGGCGCTGTCTCGCATAGTCTTCTTCCTTTCCTGTCTGCTACTTTAACGCAGCATGGATTTTAAGTCCTTTTTTAAAGATGCCGGGATTACAATTACTGTAACAAGCACTTCTCCGCAGAATATGTATGCATAATCCCCGTAAAGCCGGATATTGTCAGCCTTTTTGGCTTTAAAGAAGAGGCTTGTCACCCATTTGTTTAAATTCCCCTTGGTATGGGCGTGGGTAATGCCCTCATGAAAGGCTTTCCGGGCCATCCGCTCCCCGGCCTTTTTATTAAAGCCGCAGCGTTCCCTCATCCGTTTTCTGGCGTGGTTTGATATATTTATAGGCAAGGCTTTTCCCTCCTCCTTTTGGCGCAGCGTACTTTTGGGACTGGAAGTTCGCAGCTGTTTTGGGATAAGATTTTTTCTATTTCCTTTTTCTCGCAAAGGTTCATATCTGCCAGGATTTGAATTTGCGCCCTTTTGTCTTTTGCCTCTTCATAGTCCCACACAATGGCGGCTATTGTCATGTTCAAGCGGTTTCCTCCTTTAAAAGTTCTGAATTGCAGAGAGTTTTTGCGCTAACGTTCCTTCCTGCATATTTCCATGGCCTGGCCGCAATGCCAGCAGTAAACAATGTCATATTTTACGGTATTTCTCCGTCTCCCCACTGTTTCGTTGTAAGTTCCGCATTTTGGACAGGTACACATATCTATCCCAACTGATTCCTTTGCCTGCTGTTTTTCCTTCGCCTCCTGGCAGGAGCGGATATAACTTATTATCCGGTCGATTTCTTTTTTCTTGGGACGCCATCCTGCTTACTCCTTTCCCCTCCGGCTTTTGCCAGAGGAATCCTTCGGAAGCAGTATGTGCAAAAATTGCACATACTGAATCTTTGTTAATGGTTACGTGTGAAAAACTACTATATCAAACGGATTTACTACCGCATGAACCGTTTTATAATCTGTACTGCCTAGGGCCTGATGGATGCTTTATTTTTACATCAACATGGCTTACAATCTTTTTAAAATCGTCAATGTCTAATCCTGATATCACAAGTCCATCTGCCAAATAGTAACCGCGAAACTTATTGCCATAAATGCTAGTTACAACAGCCTCCCCGTGATAACCGTCATCCGTGACCACATCCCCGACTTTTATTACTTCTGTTGCTTTATGGATGGCGGGCTTTATCATATTTCTATACGCCGGCTCTGCAAAGACTTTAATAATCTGTCTTGCCCCGCCTTTCCGCTTGATGATAAGGCCATCATCACAGTTATGTAATATCCATTTCGCCGCCAGGCATCCGATATTATTGATAATTCTTTTTGCTGCTGATTCTTTTAAGCGTTTGATTTTCTTTGTATTCATTTTGATTCCTCCTGATTTTCTAAATAGTTTTCGGTTTTAGGTTGGCTTTTTATCAGGGCCTTAAACCGGAGGATTGTAGCCCATTTTAACAAAGAGATTCCATCTGTTTTCTTGCCCCAGTAATCGCTCCAATTTTCCAAAACTTTAAGCAGTTTCTTTTCGTCAATCATATTTCCTCGCTTCCCTTCAATATTTCCTGCCCTGATTCGTATTTTTTGACACATGCCCGGAACAGCTTTACAGCTTCGGCATACTGGTCTTTATAATTCTTTATTCCCCGCTTGAAATCCTTTATAATGCCCGGAAGCGCTTTAAATTTTTCTACGGTGCATTTTACCAGGTCAGTTTCCCATGACTCTTCTTCGGATTCTTCCCTTTCCTCTATTTCTGCCCTGTGCATGCTGTACAGGGATAACCCTGTTTCGGGGTCTATGATGTATGCGGTCCTTCCATCTTCCCTTTCATATGCGTAAAACCCTTCGCCGTCTACATGTATGCTAAAACCGTCTACCTCCACCGCTTTTATTCCGTTTCTGGTATTGTGTAGGACGTAAAAATGTGCTTTTTCCATATTGCCTCCTTCCTTTTTAACATGGGCCTCCTTCTGCTCCGTGAAAAGCCCCTGCCGGATACATCCATTTCCCCTTAACATATATTTCATCCGGTGAAAAGCTCCCTGTAACCAGACTTTTTACTGCATCTTTGTCACCATGGTATACGCAGGACTTTGCACCGCCTATAAATGTCTCTAAATCGCATTTATTATCCAAGGTAAACCCAAGGATTTCTTCGTCCTTTTTTAACAGTTCGAAGTCTTCTGGGTAAAGTTCCTTAATCCCTGCAAATAACTTCGGCGTAGAAAAGATGCACATAGCACAACTGCATCGGTTCCACCCGGCACGGTAACACGGATGGGGGTTTACATTATGTCTTTTTAAAACTTCCCATACATCTTTTTCGGAATAATCTATGACCGGCCTCCACTGGTGCACCGTCCTTCGGGCTTTCTTCTCTGCATTTGTCCGGTGTATCTCCATTTCATTGTATTTTGACCGCCCTTTTGATTCTCCCCGCCTTTCCCCGGACACCACCAGGACTTTTACATTTTCCCTGGTCTTATCCAGGTTTGACATGACAGAATCGGCTACCACAATTTTAAGATACGCCGAACACCAGCGGCGGCTTAAATCCCCGGATTTGGCCGGGAATTTCATGCGGTATCCATATTTTTTCAATTCCTGTTCCATCTGCTCTGTGGCTTTTTCTTTTAATTCCCGGCATTTTATGTAATTTTGCGACAGCCTGCACTGCTTAATCTCCCCGGTATCCGGCTCTACCCATTCAACGGGTTCGCTTGCTCCAATCCGGTAAAGCTCTCCAAAAAAACCGTTTACCCTCCAGGAAACCCTAAGAGGCACCCCTTCGGCCTCCGAAAATGCTTTGACATACTCCTTTGTGCAGCGCCAGTCCATGCGGCGTAAAGGATGCCCGCCGTCTATGTCATGGTGCCAAAACTCTATTTTTTCTTTTGGTGCCCCAAGTTCCAAGAGCTTGTAATAACATGCAATGCTGTCTTTCCCGCCAGAAAGGAGGACCGCTATAAAATCATATTCTTCCAGAGGGAAAAGCTCCTTAAGATATATTTTTTTCATGTGTTCGGAATCTTCCCGCCCTGGTATCCGTGGTTTTAATTTAATCCCTGTCCCATATATGGGCGCATCTTCTTTCCCATAAATTACCGGAGTGTCCTTTGTGCAGTCTGCATCCTTTATAAAATCCTGCTCAAATAAGCTTAGTCGTCCTCCCATAAATTTCATGAATAAATTGGATCTGGCTGTTCTTCTGCAACAACATCGTCAAAATCCTCTTTTTCGTCATCAAGAAGCCTCACGCCTGCCCGGGACAGCCTTAAGAGATAAATTTCAAAATCGCTTAAACTCCGCAGCCCGCTTACTAATTGGGGCACATCATACCTAATTTCATAACCCTTTTCCTTATCATCTTTCCATCTAATTAACCGGATGCTAAAATTTAATTTTTCCTGCTGTTCCTTTTCGTCCACTGACAATTCCAGCGTTGCGTACCGAAAATGCCGCCACGGCTCATCATCCTCTTCGTCTATCCCCGCAGTCACCCCCATAGCCTCATAACAGGGTTCGCCACAATCAAAATCTACCGCACGCCCTGTTGTATCCATATGTTTGGCTACATGCTTTTTGTACATTTCAAAAATTTGCCCAAGGGTAACTTCTTTTTCCTCCGGCTCAGTCATAAGCTCCCGGAAATTTTCAAGGATTTTTTTATTATCTAAAAGCCCTGTATGATTTACAATGTCCGTTAATACCGTATCTAATTTAACTATGTAATCACCCATATCGTATTTTTCAATGTAGGGAACCATCACCTCTTTGACACGCTTTTCAATGGCGTCTTTCAGTTCTCCCCAGCGGAATGCGCCGCCAATCGCATCTTCAAAACCTTTACGCACTTTTTCGCGGATAATTTTATCAACCGTTCCATCTTCCATAAGTTCATTTGTAATTCTCTTGATATCTTCGTCAAAATTTGCCATAATTTACCTCCTTTATTTACCCTTCGTAACAGTCGGAATATGCCCTCATGCAATGCATACATTCGGACGTACCATCGTTTTTACATCCACTGCAGTTGCCTGTTATGTTCTCTCTGTCCACCATATTTGCGCTTACCCTTATCTTTGCCCTTATTATCTGGCTGTGGGCATCTTCTATGGGATGGCCCGTTAATTCCGCTAATTTCATACATACCATACGGTAATCTTTATTTGCGTCACTCCCAGGCGGGGCCTTTAAAGCCTTTTCCAGACGCTTTACGCCCTCCATTTCCAAAATCTGGGCGGTTTGAATGGCCTCCCGAAATCCCTGGTTTTCCCGCTGGATTATCCGGCTTGTTTCATAATTTAATAACGCTTCCTGGTAACTCAAATTTTCCCTCCTTTTGATAATCTGCAAGTGATAGTTGTTTTATCTGCGGTCCAAAGTTCATCCAGATAATTTCCTGTGTCGGAGAAGAAACTTGTGTATATGCTTTTTTCTGGCGTTTCTCCCACCCTTTTAACACGGCATTATACAAAGGCGTATCATAACCGCTGATAACCACATATCCCTCATGTTTTAACAGGGCATCCAATAAAGCTTCGTGTTCCTTATCTTCCATTTCCATCCGGTACTGTTTCCCGTGTCTGGTTGATAACATGTAAGGAGGGTCACAGTATATTAAGACGTTTTTGTAGTTAAATCTTTTTATAAGTTCAATCGCTGGCCTGTTTTCAATCTGTACGCCCCTGAGCCGTTCAGCAGCCTGCATAATCTTCTCCGGCAGATTACACCAATCTTGTGATGCATAGGAGCGCTCTCGTCCCTGTACGTCATTTTTCCATCCGACTTTTTCGTACACTTCCCTGGAATACGGCGTAAAATAAATATCCCTGGCAAGGCGTTCCGGGTCTTTCTTGATGCACTCAAAGAGGTTTACAACATTTCCATCCAAGTCGTTGATTGTCTCTATGTGTGACCGTGGTTTGTTAAAAAGGACTGCCCCGGAGCCGAAAAACGGCTCTAAATAACTGTGGTGCTCCGGGAAAAAGTTTATTATCCAGTCTGCAATAGACCATTTGCTCCCTGGGTATTTTGTGATTGCTTTCATCTTTCTTCCTTTTGTTTTTATCCTACGGCATAGGTATATTCACATTCTGCGTAGTCCCAATCGGATTGCTCTGTGCATTTATACATGTTTTTAAAGTGTGGTACAAAATCTTTTATTTCCTTTGGACTGCAGTATTTAAATTCCTGCTGTTCCATAAACTTTTTGATTGCTTTACTGCCTTTTATGATATGGTGATAAGTAATAAATTCTTTGATATAGTACATGTCATCCCCTAAATCGCAGTAAAACGCTGTCATTTTCCTGTTGTCGCAATCTCTTATGTATGCGTATGCAACTGTACTGACTGGCTTTATGTCCCCTGCAAAGATGATTTTGTTATGCAGTTTTAGGTATTCATCTGCCTTACTTTTTGCACTCTCATAGTCTGTAAAGGCTTCCCGGCCCAATTTTTCATTAGTTGTTACATTGTATAAACCGTTTTCCCTTATGAGCCTGTAGCCCCGGCCATTATCTCCAAAAGTCCACATTTCCCCTGAAACTGTACATTTTTCTATTTCTGCTTTATTTACAAGGTAAACTATCTGTCCTTTTGATAAGAGTATGGGCGGCTCTTTTTCTTCTTTTCCCATGTAAGAAAATATGTCCAACTGTCCCTGCATGATTGTTACCATCCTTTTTTTCTTTCCCCGGAACCAAGGCCAGGAGGGTGCAGATTTGTACTTTAGGAGAGTGTTTTGTTTCCGCTGTTTAAAGCTTGGCGAAAGGTTTTTCATGTGTACCCCTCCCGGCCTTGGTTCCGGGGAAACATTTTAATTCCGGCCAAACTTATAATCCGGCAAACAGCTTCTTACTTCCACCAAATCTGCAAGGGCTTTTACTAATTCTGCGTCTGGCACGTTCCTGGCCGCCTCGTCACAATAAATGTCCTTACAGATACTCATAATAGCCTTGTCCAATTCTTCAATTATTTCGTCTTTCCTGTCTTTTGTTTCATTTTCCGGCTTTTTTGTTATCTGGTCTAAAATTTCTTTAAAAGCAATCCCTTCTTTGGCGCACTGGTTATAAAATTTCATGCACTCTATAACCTGGTCTGCATTCATGCCGGTTTCTTCCATTTGCTTTTTGATTTTACCCTGGCCGCACGATACAAAATTTTCTAATAACATAAGCGCTTCTCCTCTCTCAAAAGATACGCCACAATGTAGCGATTCAAGTATTTTCTGTTTTTCCTTAAAAAACTCTTGTTCTGTCATTTCTGTTTCTTTTTCACCCCTCGCATTTCTCTATGACCCTGCTGCCGCCAATGTTCTTTAATAAGCTTTCAATCACACATTTCAGTTTGCTTTATCTTGGGTTGGCTTTTCTCCATTTTTCAAATTTTTCTGTATCAAAAATAATTGGGCTGTTAGGTTTGTCTGGGTTTATTTTCCATGCAATCCCCTGATTTGCCCTGTATGCCCTGTTAAGATACGCCATAGGAAATCCCATTTTGTGTAGTTCCTGCTGTCTCATAATCGGAAGCCTATATGTCATACACTCGCTCTCCTTTCCTTTTCTTCCCCGCCTCCTATACTGACATCTGCTCTTTCTCCTTCCGTCCTACTGCCCTCCCTTCCACGTAAGCCGAAATAGCCATAATAGCCAACGCTTTTCCCTCTTCACTTTTGATGTTCATAAACTGCTCTGCCATTTTAATGATTTCTTCCTTTTTTTCATCCTTACTCATGAATGTCCTCCTTTCTTGTGTAGTGCATTGATATTTCTTACATTTGTATCTTGTAGATACATTATAGTTTACCATATAAACTTTGTCAATATCTTTTTGTTTCTTTAGGAAACTTTTTATTGACATCGAACAATCCTTTTGTTATTCTATAAATGAAAGAAGGAAAGTGGCATGTATGTAATAGCTTTTGATTTAAAAATCGATGATTTAAAAAAGAACTACGGAGAGCCCTACAATGGGGCGTATGACGAAATCTGACAGGAACTCGAATCACTCGGTTTTGAATGGATGCAGGGAAGCGTGCATATTAATTTCGACACGAACAATAGCCTGACCACTGTTTACAAAGCCATTAACCGGTTTTCTCAAATTGGATGGTTCAAACAAAGTGTGCGGGACATCCGGGCGTTTAAAATTGAGGACTGTTCTGATTTTACGGAAATCGTAACGAGTTAGTATTTTGGAGGTTGATATATGACGCAAGGGGAGCGTGTAAAAAATATAAGAAAAGATCTGGGATATACGCTTGACAAGTTTGGTGAAAGACTTGGCGTTAGAAAAAGTGCTATGTCCAAAATCGAAAAAGGAGAAAATAACCTAACCGAACAAATGGCCAAAGCCATATGCCGGGAATTTCGGGTAAATTACACATGGCTTACCAGTGGCAAAGGTGAAATGTTCCTAAATTCTGATGATGATTTCCGGGAAAGAATTGACGCTGTTATGACTGGCGAAAACAGTTTTCGGAAAAACCTGTTTAAATTTATGCTGGAATTAAATGATGATGATATGGATGCGCTAAACAGGTTAATGTTGCAGGCTATAGGATACGCAGAAAAACTAAAAAAGAACGGAAGTTTAGAAAATACAGAAAACACTCCTGGAGATTTGGCAGGTGACATACATAATACAAGCATGCGAATAATCAACTATTACTACCGTCTTGCATCCGCAGGGCCTGGTCAGATTGTATTTGATACGCCGCCTACTGAACGGATAGAAATACCGGATATCCCAAAGTACAGGAAGGTTGATTATGCTATCGGGGTAAATGGTAACAGTATGGAACCTATGTACCATGACGGAGATATTCTCCTTGTGGAAATGAGGGACGAAATAGAAGTTGGAGAAATAGGCATCTTTTTAGTGGACGGAAACAGTTTTGTAAAAAAACTTGGAAAAGAGGAATTAATTTCTCTGAATCCCAAAGCTATAAATGTCGCTCTGACGGAAGAATCTAAGTGTATGGGAAAAGTAATTGATAAATTATGATAAAATTTTTAAGAGAGCAATTAAACCGCTTCGGCGTTTATAACAGGAGGTAACTATGGAGTATGTTGTGAATTTTACATGGGATAACGAAGCAGATGTATGGACTGCCACCAGCAAGGACATACCTGGTCTTGTGCTCGAATCAGGTTCATTTGATGCACTTGTGGAGCGTGTGCGTTTTGCCATTCCAGAGTTGTTGGAATTTGATAATGGCGCTTTCCCAGTTTCACTAGTTTTCACTTCGGAACGACACGAAAGGATGGTTTTGTGATGGCTGAATATGAAAAGAGAGTTCGCAACATTCTTTCACAAAACGGATGTGTTTTTGTCAGACACGGGAAAGGCGACCACGATATTTGGTACAGCCCTACCACAAATCGGCATATAACAGTTGACACAAAGATAAAATCACGGCATACCGCAAATGCTATTTTAAAGCAAAGCGGGATTAGTTTTAAATTTTGAAAATTGTGATTAAACCGCTATTGCGTTTTAATAAAAACTAAAGAAAAGGAAGGAGGATTTGTGTTATGAAAGTATGGAAGCTTGTATCTGGTATATTATCTATCGTTTTGTTTTTTGTTGTTATGCTTCAGTCTTGCGCAGCGGGGCTTTTAAATACAATGGAAGCAAACGGAGAATCCGGAGGCACAGCCGGAGTTATCGTTGGTTTGATGATGTTATCTGGTGGAATTGTTTCTATTGCAGCTCGAAAAGGTTCAAAAGGCGGAAATATTGCGCTAATTGTTCTTTTTGGTATTGCAACATTAGTAGGTTTTGCATTGGCCGGAAACTATGTAGATTTAAACATTTGGGCCGGATGGTGCGCTATTAATGTTGTGTTTGCAATAATTTCTTTAATCAAAGGAAATAAAAAAGAAGTTGAAACAGAGAACTAAGCAAAAATGGCACCGTTACAATTTACAAAGGTAACGGTGCCATCTATAAAACATTACTATTTGATTTACATCAAATAGTTCCACATATCAATATTGTAATTCTTTACAACAAAAAGGCTGCCCAGGACAGGAACTCCGGGCAGCCTACAGATACCACCAAAGATGATACCCCTATAAACAAAATCATTATATCATCTTGGGGACAGCCATGCAAGTGAATTTCCTCACAAATTCGCAGGCTGTTATTTTTATACTCATTTTTAGACCATTTCGGTGACGTCAACAAAATGGTAAACATATATTCTGTTTTGACTAACATGCCCTAAGGAGGATGATACATATGGCCACTGCAAAGTACAAACGAAACAAAGACGGCATTTTTGCCATCAAAGCATGGGACGGCACTTATAACCCCGACGGAACCAAGCACCGCATCCACCTGAAATCAAAGAAATCCAGCCGTGATTTAGAAAACCAGGTCAATGCGCTGCGTGAAAAAGTGGAATCCGGCCAGAATGTTATTCGTTAGTTTATCTGAACCAAAATCCCTTCTTTTTCTTCAAATTAAATAAGATACAGGATGCCTC